CGCTATAGAAACAGAACCAGCAGAACGATCAGTATATGTTGTTGTAAAGTCTGCATATTTTGTAGTGCGTGTTTCTTCCCAAACTTGTGCTTCTACTGTATATCCAGTTAAATTTATCGCAGCATCATTTCCATCTTTAAACAGCAGAGGAATACTATGATCTGATCTACGTTGAAGCGTAAAATTATATGTACCAGGTTGGATCGCCATAATTAGAATTTAATAATATACATTAATGCTACGTTACGAGGTCTTGTTTCAGAACCACCTGTATTACCAATAGTTGTTGAAGTAGAAACAGATATACCTGTGGTTGCTGTGGACATTCTATTTGTTATTGTTCCCGAATCTCTTACAGTTTGCGCTCCAGAAGATCCTCCAAAACTTCCTGTGCCGAATAAAATGTTGTGTTTATGCCCTGGGTCAGTAACACTTGATGTAGTAGAAGCAGAGTGATTGTGTGATTTAATATCATCTGATTGAGGATCAAGTATGCTTCTACCTTGATCTCTTGTTGAGTCATTAGTATCACTTGCCCAACCTCTAACAAATTCACCTCTAAGATCAGGTAAAGTAGCACCTATTAATGCTCTTAAGGGAGCAAAATTAGCTTGTTGTCCTTGTACTGTACCATTACCGTTTGGAATAGCATCACCATTACATTCTAAATAACCATCTGGTACTGTTGATGTTGCCATGCAGAATACAGCACCTCTTGGAACACCTGCTACAGCCTCAAAAGAAAGTTGACCTGATCCATCTGTTTTCATAAAACTTCCAGCCGAACCATCTGCTGTAGGTAATGCAAAGTTCAAATCATTAGAGCCTGCAAAATCAATATCAATTCTTTTTGTGTTTCCACTGTTATATATTTGAAGAGATTTACCTTTTCTAACCTGCAAACCATTAGCATTAATTCTGGCTACCTCGTCATTATTTGAAACTATCCCTATAGATCCACTGTCTTGCCTGAATAACCCCGTATCTGTATCATTAGAAAACTGTAACGCTAAATTATTTGATGCACCAGGTATTAATTTTAAACCACCTGACATAGCAGTATCACCACTCTTCGGTAGCAACCCTAAATTAGGTTGATCTATATTTCCTATTTCTGTAAAGTCACTATTATTAGAACTAAAAATTTTTAAAATGCTATCAGAACTATCACCGTATAACATAAATTCAACAGCACCAGCAGGATTGCTAGAACCACTGTTGCAAGTTTTTATGGCATCAAGAATTTGATTTAACTCACTACGGACTGTGGCTCCCGAAGCATTAGGTATATCGTAATCTCCAACTTGCATTTAAAAAATCTTTTCCTCCATATTACACCCCTTTACCGTAACCGACAGCTTGAAATGTAAATTTTTTATTTACTGGATTATTTGAACTATCTAATATTTTTATATTAAACCCCGTTCCAGTAATAACACTACCTGCTGCATTAAGGTAATCGCCATTTGAATCTGTTTTAATTACAAAGTATTCACCAGCAGCAGCACCCATAATTGTTATACCTACAGATGGTTTGAATTGATTTGATGAACCCGTAAAAAATGGCGTTCCAAATGTAACATCTACCCCATTCGCAGAAGTACCAGAATCCTGCGGTAAAGTTGAAGTGTTATTGCCTGATGTTCGATAATTTTGTTCAGTTCTTGATTGAAATTCAGCTATATATCCTGCTTGTGTCACATTCATATTTTGAGTTACATTAGTTGTTTCTAAAATTAATCTAAATTTAAACCTACGACCTTTAAATGTTCCATTTGCAAAATTATTAAAGGGACCAAAACTACCTGATGCTGTTTGAGATGTTGCTACTTGCATTTGACAATTTGCTTGGTCTGCTGCTGGACCGTCAAAATTACCATCAGTTGCATAATTATCAAAACCACCATCGGCAGGTCCGCCAAATTCGGGTGATGTATTAGGAATCAACGATTCAATAGTTTGACCAGTTAAAAACCCAACTGAAAGTAATATTCTTTTTAAGTTTAAAGAAAAAACATCTCCTAAATCAAAAACATCTTTAAAATCATAAGTACCTCGCAATCCTCTATCTATACTGACATTTCCACTCGTTGCAAAAGCTTTAGCTGATGTAACAGTAAGAGTATTTGCGTTAGGAACTGATGCGATAGTATATTCTCCGCTTATAGCATTTCCTCCAGTAAAGTTTATTTGTAGAAGTTCACCTACACTTATACCGTGAGATGTGCTTGTAATAGTTATAGTCGTACCAGCCACCCCACTGCCTACTGGATTAGCATTATCTTGAATATATGTACCTGTCTTTACAACTGTTGGATCTGTAAGTCGTAATAAACCAGTACTATTATCAACTACTGTATTAATCTTACTTCCTTGAAATTTAGGGTTGTCAAAATCTTCTCTCTCTTCAAATACATTTTGAATATCCATTAAATCAGGTAAGTCCTGAATTACGCTAGTTTCTCCCAGACTAAAGTTGCCCTGGTCATCTTGAAACTTTAAAATATATTCTCCTTCTAAAGAAGGAACCGTTACATCTGTACTTGCACCAGCTAAAGACTCTACAATATCAGATGCGTTTTGAAATGTACCTAATCCATTGGTTAAATTACTGTGTCTTACATATACTCTTCCACCGTGTAAAACATCAGGATCAACAGCCTTTGACCATCTAAGTCTTACTAGATTATTACTAACTGGTTCAAGGGTTAGATTTTGAACATTACCAGGAGGATCAGTTTTACCAACAGCATTTAGTGTTAAATTTGTAGATGCGTTTGATAATTTTAAACTTGCATTATAAGAAAAAACTTTAAATTCATATTTACCTGCTCTAGTATTTTCTATTTCAAAATCTGGTCTAAATACATCTTGTACGACCCAGTTTGTATCATTATACCGATACTGAACTTGATACCGACTTGTACCCGTTACAGATACCCAGGATAAAATTATTTTTACTATTGCAAGATTATTTTTTACAATAACTCTCTCTTCAGCAACTAAACCTGATGGTGGCGATTTTGGTTGATTTAATAATGATAGATTTCTTGCAGGAAGAGCAACTCCTTCTTCAATATTGACGTACTTGCCAGGATTGTAAGTTAATGCACTAATCGTATAATTAATACCATCTTGTTCTTCTACAGATATAACTCTAAATGTTTTCTTAGGTGAGCCACCACTACCTGTACTCGATAAAACCCATATTGAGTTAGGACTTGGTGCTTGTGAAAATGCAGAACTTACGTTTATAACAGTGTTGTTATTTGTTATGCCACTTAGACCAGTAGGTACAGTTTGTGTTTCAACTTTACCATCAGGTAGTATTACACTTAATTCTCTATTTAAACCTGCAAATGAAGATAAGTCCTGTGAATTATCAACTGTAATAGCTGTTGTTGTAGCGGATTTAATTCTTCCAGATCGTCTTTCAAATCCTCGAACAGGATCACTAATAGCAATTACGCTTCCAGGTCTTACTATTGCACCTGCATCTATTGAAGTTGTAAAGTTAACAACTTCAGATTCTTGTTGTTCGCTGAATAATACAGCTTTAGCTAACCTAATAGCTTGCGTTCTTGACGTTGTGGCAAATGCTTTTATTGTCTTTTTAATAATTCCTAATTTTGCTATAGCAGTATCATCTTCAAAAACTTCATTATCTATTTCTCTACTATCCATATTAAAATAACTTACAGATATTACAGAATGTCTTTGTTTTAAACTGCTTCCAGAATAAGAGAAACCAGCTTCAGTTACATTGGACAAACTAAATAAGTAACTTGGATCGGCTGGACTATCTTGAGTAAGTGTTACTGAACCCGTTTGCCAAATAGGAAATGCTCTCATTACTCCAGCTAGTTCATTTATTAAATCAAATGCTTCCATTGTTCCTTGTATGCAAACATTACAAGCAAACCTGGCCTCTTTTGTTCCATCATCTAATGTAACTTCTGCATTTGCATATCGAGATGCCTGTACATAACTAAATAAATCTATATTTTCATATAGTTTTGCATCAGTAGACTGATCTGGTGATATATGAACACCTAGCCCATATCTTTGATTCGTTAAAACATCTAGCAATATCATTGCAGGGCAAGTACACCATACAGCAGCTCCCATCGTTCCATTAAATATATAGTTATCTGGGTAGTCGATCCTGCCTGTGGCTGTATCAACAGTTGGTGTTCTTGACTCTACACTTCCACCTCCTGCACCTGTTCCTGGGATTCTTACTTTAATACCACGAATACGAAAAGCTCTCTGTGGTACAGAGCTAAACTGTTCCGCACTTACTCTTAATGTTGAATATGCACAATCAGGATAATCCTGAGGATTAAATACAACTTCTTCTATTCTTGAAACACCAAAAGTATCTTGAATAAGGTCTGGGTCGCTATCAGCAGTGACTCTTACTACTCTAACTTTTGTATTATTGCCATAAGCAGTTTGTCCAAATAATTGTTGAGGTAAATTTATTCTATGTTCTCTAGAATAAGAATCTTTACTTCTTCCTGTTATAGTCTCATCTATTTTGTCAACAAAAACACCTCCATTTATTGAGAGTTGTATTTTATAGTTAACTTCTGTTCCTAAAATATCTCCATTATTTTCAAATTTTTGTAATGCTAGAAATTGAACTGTAACTTCAACTGCGTGTTTACCTAATGTAATGGCTGGACTTGTAACTGGTGCACTGGTTGTAATAACAGCAGAGTTTGTAAGTATAGTATTTGATAGTTTTCCTAAATTTTCATTATCTACATCACGCACAGGTGTTTGACTTGAAGTTCCAAAACGAGGCGTAAAAGTAACATCTTCAAAATTAAAATCTGTATCAGTTAGATTATTTAATTTAGTTGTAAAATTTGGATCATCTGGACTGACATTTAAAACGGAAGTATCATTTAAAAAAATATCAGCTAAACAAGCATTTTTATAATTAGCATCATTCTGGGCAATACCTTTTTTAGATGGTGTTGCAAAACCTTCTATTTCCCCTTCAGATAACAAATCTTGAATCGTAGCAAATTCTTTACTGTTAAGAGTATCCTCAGCTCTTTCTGGTTCTCTTGGGGCAGGTGGTCCTTTAGAACCTCTTATGATTTTACTCAAGATTCTTCTCCCGCAATAATTTGTTGTGTGTCAATACCTGCTGAAATTACTACAGATCCAGTTACTATTTCTCCGTAACACAAAGGTATGCTAGTTCCAGCTCTTGAAGTATTTTGTACTCCAGAAAAACTAAAGGATATTCTAGGATCTTCTTCGTTTGAAAAATCAGGAATTTTGGGCAAAGGAAATAATAATTCTGACACACCTTGCAAAACTAAAGCAGAACCAATGCCAAATGCTGCTTTAGTAAGACCTGGTGCTGTTGCTAAATTTGCTCCAAATGCTTTAAAACTACCCCCAAAACTTAAGCCACCAAACATAAATGCTCCACCAATTAAAACTGCTCCTAGTAAAATTTTACCTAATCCTCCTCTACCTCCAGCACCGCTAATTACAGGTACAATGCTGACACCTTCACTACCAATAGGATCATGTAATTCATCTTCTCCAATATCATAATCATTAACAATAACTTGATAATACCTATCATTCATGTGACCTTCTAACTGTGGAAAGTTAGTTATTAAAAACCTAACAGCATCAGCAGTACAATTTATTACAGCATCTAGTTCTTTATGACCTACAAAGTCAGCTAGTTCTCCGTAAAGTTTAACTTTTCTGAGCATAGCGATACCTCTTACCAGTACATTTTAACAACCACTCAGAATATGGCTCTCTACAAGATAGTCTATCTGCTAAATGATGTAAAACCATATCTCCTAAAAAAATTGCCACATGATTTAAAGTGGGATACATAATAGACATTAATAAAACATCTCCTTCTTCTAATGATTCGTCTGGCCTGAGTTCTCTAAAACCTGTTCGCCATGCGTAACTTTCAAATAATGGATCGAATAGAAACTCATCTGCTGTCATATTTCTTTCATAATCTTTTAAAACTATTCCTTTTTCTTTTTTATAATAATCAACAACTAAACTCCAACAATCGGTAACACCCCATACCCATTCTCTACCCAATAAAGGTGCTTCATAGCCTGTCGGTTCTAGGTATGCCCACTCTTCTGTTTTTGGATTAACAATATACCACGGTAATTTACTCTGCTCACAACTTACTTTATCTGCCTGACTAGGTTCTGGAGTAGATACGGGGTGGCTATGAATAATCGCAGTTATTTCACCAAGATTATCTGCTTTTACATAATCTTCTGGATTAAGAATAAAGTGTTGATGCGATGTTATTGCTAAATTTTCACAAGGATAATATCTTTCTTTTCCTCTAATATTTAAAAGTAATCCTACAGATTCTTTGGGGTCTTGGTCTTTCGCATGAACCAATGCTTTATCCTGCCAGCTCATTGAAAAAACGTACCAATAGCAGGAAATAACTTTCTAGTGCATTGTCTTTTTGGTATTCTTACGCCAGCTAAATCAAAAACTGCTGCTAATTCAAATTCAACAATTTCTCTGTTTTCTGTGGCTTTACGATCTATTGTGTAAATTTCTCTTGGAAACTCAGCATTAGGATCTGGCGTACCAAATGGATTATTTTCACTAAAATTTGCATTATCAATAAATCTTGCTAATGTTCTTACTCTTGCAACAGTAGCACCTGTCAAATCATTACCTGCGGTCACTACATTAACAGCATCAAAAAGTGTAGATATTGTTCCAAGTGCATTACTGACTATTAATTTTGGTCTAGGTAATTGACCTCTTTGAAAAGCAAAACCTTCAGCAATTATTGGGAATCTTTCGTATTTTTTACCTGCCCACTCTATATTTTGATTTGTATGATTTGTTCCAGCGTGAAATCTAAAGATATTAGTCTCATTATTACTAGGTGGAAAGCCTATATTTGTGCCATGTAAAGCTGTTTTTAATGTCACTATAAATAATTCAATAACAGAAGTAGGATTTATTTTAGATATATCATCAAAAATACTGCTATATGCCTCGTAAACAACAGAGCCATCATATACATTTGCACCAATAATATTTGTCCATGCAGGTTCACTAGAACCAGTTGTTCCTGCTGTA